GTAACAAATGTATGGAATATATTCTTTAGAATCGTTGCAGTATTTGCAGCATCTGGTCTATCAATTATTGGTGCAGGTTCCCTAGTAGGAATTGACACACTTACTGCTGTTATTATGGCAGGTACGCTTGGAGTTGCTACCGTTGTTGAAAAGCTTGCAAGAGCATTCCTCGATGATGGCAAGTTAAGTGCTAGTGAAATTAACTCAGCATTTAGCTCAGTAGACAAAAAAGCAGAATAGTAAATAGGATATAATATAGTAGGGGAGTCCTCCAAAGGGCTCCCTTATTTTATATAAAAAGGAATGATTCGAATGGGTTCACCAATTGTTGGAGGTAAGGTTACCACACCTTACAAGAAGCTTGGAAAAATGTGGAGCAAAGGCTATCACACAGGCGTAGACTATGCTTGCAAAGTTGGAACAGATATTGTTGCTGTTGCTGATGGCAAGATTGAAAACGCATCCTGGGGAGCCAGTTATGGCACTCAGCTGGTACAAAAAGTTGAAGGTGGATGGGTAATTTATGCACATCTTTCAAAGGCACTTGTAAAGCCAGGAGATAAGGTAAAGAAGGGACAGCATATTGGAGAGTCTGGTAACACAGGTAACTCTTCAGGTCCTCATCTTCACTTTGAAATGAGAGATAATATTAGATGGAGTGCAGGTAAGGATATTGATCCTGCCAAGATTCTTGCATCTTAATATATCAAATTAACAATTGCCCCTAGAAATAGGGGCTTTTGTATTTAATAAAACTATTTATCATTTTGTTATAATTAAAACTTGATTTTGTCATCATTTAGTGCTATTCTAGAATAATGCGTATCAGAACCTTGGTTTTGATTCCCGTTATTGCGGTTCTTGCAACATTAGTTGCATCCCTACCAGTAACCCAGAGTCAATCCAGTGCTAATGCACCGCAAAATGTAGCAAGTGTAGTAAGTCAAGATAGAAGTATCAAGATTGCTCAACTTGCAACATATGATAAAGAAAAAAAGAAAGAAAAAACTAGAAGTAAAGATAAAGCTTCTAGATCAAAGAGAGCTAACTCTCTTGCTGCAAAGGCAAATCAAGCTTTTGCAAAATCCTACATGGAGTCCCAATATAATTGGGGTGAAGACCAGCACTCCTGCCTAGTGGACCTATGGAATCGTGAAAGTGGATGGAGGCATACTGCTGACAATCCAAATTCAAGTGCCTATGGTATTCCACAAGCCTTGCCAGGAAGTAAGATGGCAAGTGCTGGGGCAGATTGGAGAACAAATCCAGAAACACAAATCAAATGGGGTCTAAAGTATATTGACAAACGATATAAGACTCCCTGTGGAGCATGGAGTGCATTCAAGAAAAAGGGCTGGTATTAATTTACTAGTTTAACTAAACATCCTGAGCATGATGATAAACTGCTCTTATTGGCTTGACAAATTGAAAGGTATAGGGTAAAATCTATCTATGGATAAACTGAAAATTATTATAGAAGAACCAAGTGGCTCAAGACGTTCATTCTTTTACAATGTAAAGACTGAACAAGAAGCACATGACATTGTAAAAATGGTTGAGGAAAGTTTGAAGCCAAACTTTAGTATGCCAGTATGGAAATATCTAGTTGATAAGGATAGTAAGTGAAAACAGAAGTAATTGATTTTTGGGCTACATGGTGTGGTCCTTGTAAACTAATGAATCCAATTCTTGACGAGGTAGAAAAGGAAAATCCTGACCTAACTATTACAAGAATTGATATTGATTCTGATAAAGACATGGTTGAAAAGTATAACATTCAATCAGTTCCTACATACATCATTCTTAAGGATGGTAAAGAAGTAGATCGTATTATTGGTGCAAAGCCTAAGTTTGCTTTCTTAAAGAGAGTTTTCCCTGAAAATGGCTGAGATTATTTTATTAGCAATATTAGTAACAAACCTTTTTATTCTTAATGAAATTAAAGAATATGTATTGGATCAAAAGTCTAAAGAAAAAGAAAAAGAAACCATCCTTAGAAAGGGATTGATGTAATGTCAACAACATTAGAACTAGTAGTTCAAGAACTACAAAACCGTATTGGTCAAATTACAAGTCAGTATGAAACTCAATTAGCAATTTTAAAAGCACAGGCTACTGAAGCTTTGCAAGAAAAAGATGCTCAAATTCAAGAATTAAAAGATTCTAAATTAAAAGTAGAATCAACAAAGGAAAAGTAGTGGGAAAGCATCATGACAAGGTTGCAAAGGCTTTAGAGATTCGTATCAAGAATGTTCCAAATAAGGGTGGTTATAACACCCCTGGATCAATGAATAAGAAAAAAACTGGATATGCAAAGAACCGCTAGTCCAATTTCAGTAAAATTCTCTGATGAAGAAATAAAAGAAGCTATAGAATTTGTTGACAAACTCACTATGGATAAAATAAGCAATAGTGTATATGATCAAAAGTTTGATAAAAATAATTCTTCATATGCAGTAAATCTTATGGGGTACTTAGGCGAGATGGCTGCTGCAAAAGTTCTTAATGTTAAAACAGACAATAAAATAAGAACACATGGTGATGATGGTTTTGACTTAAAACTAAAAGGAAAAACTATACAGGTAAAAACTAGCACTTTGCCAGAACTTATTTTTAATAGATTAAATTTATTTAAGGCAGACGTTGGTATGTTGGTTCAGCTAGAGGGAGATAAGACAAGACCTCATATAGATGCAACCTACCACGTTCTTGGATATATACTGAAAGAAGACTTCCTTAATTTATATAAGGTAAAAAATTATGGTTATGGAAACAGGTTTACTGTTGGAGTTGAAAAACTAAATTCAATAGAAGATCTTATTTAGTATTGGTAGAGTTGGGCAGGTGGTGAGCCCCATTGACTGTAAATCAATCGCTTTGCTGTGTAGGTTCGATTCCTATCTCTACCACAATAGCATAAAAAATGGAGTATTGTGAATAAAAACATTGAGTTGATGTATTTTGAAGATCAAGAGTATTTTAAGGTTGAGCCTATGCCAACCAAAAGAACTTGGATGGATGATACGGCTGGAAAATTTTCTTATAAATGTATTCCTTTAAATGTGGCAAATCAAACTGGATGGCAGGTTTTATCTCCAATAGAATTTTGTGCAAATTGGAATGGTGGAGAGCATCCAAAGGATGTAGAGGTTCACTATCATGAAGAATCTAGAAGTGATTTTGCTGCAGGTCACTTTGGTCATGGAATACTTACAATAATGCCAGACTTTGTTTTAAAAACTCCAAAAGGAATATCAGCCTATGTAAAAGGAGTATCAAATTATCCACTAGATGTAATACATCCTTTAGAAGGAGTTATAGAAACAGATTGGCTACCCTTTACCTTTACATTTAATTATAAGTTTACTAGACCTGGAGAAGTTATATTTCAGAAAGGACAGCCTTTATTTTCATTCTTTCCTATAAAGCGTGGATACTTAGAAAAGTATAAAATTACTAGGTCAAACATATCTGATAGTAATGAAACTTATGAGCAATATAAGATATTTGAAAAAGCAAGGGAAGAACATCTTGATAAAAATAGAGAAAAGAAATATGATCAGGCAACTGGAAGATCGTTTCAAGGATTTTATTCTAGTGGAACTTTATTAGATGCTGGAAAAATAAGCGATCCTCCTCAAAAACAAATAAAGCTAGATAATTGACAAATTGCCTTAAATATATTATAATTAAATATCAATCCCCAATAGCTCAATTGGCAGAGCGTTAAACTGTTAATTTAAATGTTCCTGGTTCGAGTCCAGGTTGGGGAGCAGACCCCAATTAGCTCAGCGGATAGAGCAAACGGTTTCTACCCGTTAGGTCAGGAGTTCAAATCTCTTATTGGGGACGTGGAAATAACATTAAAAGAAAAGATAATTGCGTTAAGGCAGCAAGGAAAAACTTATAATGAAATTAAGAAAGAACTTAACTGTTCTAAAGGAACTATCTCCTATCACTTAGGAGAAGGACAAAAAGAAAAGGCAGCTGTTAGATCTGTGAATCAAAGAGAAAAGGCAATGCTTGCATTCCATGAATATAAAGAAGAACAAGGATGCTTTGATTGTAAAGGAAAGTTTCCACACTATATTCTAGAATTTGACCACAAGCCAGAATTTGAAAAAATTGCTGCAGTTTACAATGTTATGAAAACATTAGGAATACCAAAGGCTTGGGAAGAGGTTGCTAAATGTGATGTAGTTTGTGCCAATTGCCACAAGGCTAGAACCTATAAAAGAAAACCTTGGGGAAAAAATAGATATATAATAGAATAACTATGTATGAGTATCGTGTAAAGAAAGTACTAAAGGTGGTTGATGGTGACACTATTGATGTTGATATTGATCTTGGCTTTAATGTTTCGTATACACAGAGGGTAAGACTTGCTGGTATTGATACTCCAGAATCTAGAACAACTGATCTAAGAGAGAAAGCACTTGGTCTAGAAGTAAAAGAATACTTAAAGCACTGCCTTGAAGGTGCTGAAGATGTAATCATTCAAACAGAAAAGCCAGATAGTTCTGAGAAATATGGTCGTATTTTAGGCTGGTTATTCATAGATGATGAAGAAATATCAGTCAATGAAAAAATGATTAATGATGGCTATGCCTGGGAATATGACGGGGGAACAAAGCAAAAAGACTTTGATGCCCTACTTGCAAAAAGATCCAAATAATGCTATACTAATTATTCGGAGGCAGACGCTCATATATTAAGGAATAAATATGTTTGAAAAATTAATAGAATATAAAGAGATGCGAGAAGCGATACAACGTATTCGTGAACTAGCAAAGTCATACGACACATCTGGAGACCAAACTCTATGGAGAGTTGGACAGGATCTATACAAAGCTTTGGAGAAAAAGTGAAACTATATAATAAACTAGTTGATGCATACTACTATAGCTTGTTTTATACATACAAACTTCTGTCTACATTTAAGCACACTTGCTCATTTCCAGTAAGTAAGAGTATTAATACAAAATGCAAATGTGGAAAATCATTTAGAGAATCAGTCTAAATGGCAGCATCAAGTACATCAGACATTCCAGAGTCAAAGTCTGACTACTGTCCTTGCAATAGGTGTACTGTAGCTCGTAAGCAAGGTAGACAAGAAATAGCAAATCGTGTTTTAGAACTTCACAAACCACATCCTAAGTTTATTGGAGAAAATGTTCCCTGTTTAATATGTAAAGAAGATATGCCTTGCCAAACTATACAAGCATTAGAAGGTAAGTAATGAAATTCTCACACTCAATAGCTGAAATACTTATCCTATCATTCGTAGCATTAAATTGCTATGTAAATGTACGAAGATATAGCTGGGATAAGAAGAAAAGAAAAGCAAGGGTACAATAGTATTATGACTTTTAACAAAAAAATTGATAGACTAGAATCAGGTACTGCTACTCCAAAATCTCCTAATGATGAAACAATTTGGGTAGATACTAATAATAATTCTATTAAAAGATACAATGAAACAAATGACTCTTGGGTATCTGTAGGTGGCACAGGTGGTGCAGCAAATACTGGAGATATAACTTTTGATGGTATACAGATTATTGGTGATGGAACTATGGAATTGGTCCCAGATTCTTCCCTTAATTCAGACCAATATTTAATTATTGATCCTACTGCACCAAACCATGTTCACATTCGTGCTGGTGGTGCAATAGATGCTTCAACTGCGGATATTATAATTGGTGGAGAAGATACCAATCTTCTTGTTTCTGATACTGGAGACTATGTGGATATTAGAACTACTTCAGCTTCAGGTTCTCATATATATCGTTTTGATTCAGCTGGATATCTTTCTGGACCTGCAATGGGTGGTCTGTTTGTTTCAGGTCTTCTTAATGGTGAAGGTGATCTTTGGCTTGGATCAAGTTACAATGTTGTTCTTAGCCCAGGACCTGAAAATTCAGCATATCTGGGAGATGCAAGTAATGTAAATAATCAAATTGCAACACTTGGAGATATTTCAGGAGCAACAGGAACATTTGAAACTTCAGATAGTAAATTAGTTACAGTTACTAATGGAATTATTACAGCAATTGATCCATTAACATAATAAAAAAATTCGCAAAAAAATCGGCGGAAATAGTATACCTATGCTTGACACAAGCAACTAAATAGGATATAATAGATATGTCTTGATATCCCCCTCTGCTCATTGAAAGATATGATGCAAGGGGATATTTTCTTTTCCCTAATATGCAAATATATAACAAGTTATAGCTTATGCAAATTCGGGGGGATGAATAAATCTTCTGATTATTACCTATATAAACTATATAACTAACTATATACATAAGAACATATAAGACATATTGTTGATGCTTCGCATATGATTATATAAACCAGAAGAAAGTCTCTTAGAGAGCCTTATAGAGCCTTTAAACACTATATTATAAGCATGTCTGGTGATTTCTATGATATATATTGATTAATAATGGATAGAAATGGAGTATAGTGGAGATATATGGGTGAGAAAGCATACCACATCTTAATCGTAATGTCAAATATATATAATAGGCGTGTTTTATTTTCATATATTTTGCACATATTTTAATAGATTTTAATATATTCCAGCCTATTTTTAAGCTCTTCGTAATAGTTTTTTATATATTCTTATATATAGTTATATAGGGGGGAATGATAATATGATCCAGGATATTTTATACCCCTTCGTAATACCCTTTTTAAATTCCAGGGCATTTTTGAGTCCTTCGTAATAATA